TTGTACTTACAGTCATTCCTATAAGTGCAGAATCATTTATGTTGCGGTGATATTCAGTTACTTTATTTTCATTTTCTGTATTTTTCTTTTTAATAGAATAATTATCTACGGCTAACCTAACATCTACACCAAGAGCATTCACCGTATCTGTAGTTATTTTATTTATGACGGTACACTTAGTTCTTGCCGGAATAACTACATCTCCAAATTTCATTTCATATCTTGTTAAACAATACATTTATTTTTCCTCCTTTCGTTTTATCGTAATCATAGCAGGATTAACCGTTCCTTCTCCTTCATAACCGTATTCTTTGTTGTGCCACTTTCTTAGTTCTTCTCCATACTCCCAACATTGAGAAAGTATACTTACAGCCGCACCATACATAAATCCTGTAATGCCTTCTGTGTCAGCTTTATGTGATAAACTATCTGCAACATCTTTAATATTAGCCCCTTTCTCAATTTCCTTTTCCATTAAGTCGGCCCATTTTTCAGCATATCTAAACGTACAAGCTCCATATGGATCTGAATTTTTAGTCTTCCAATCCTCATAAAGTTTATGTTCTTTAACTATCATTTTCGATTCCTCCTTTTAAATTTTCCTTGTATTTTGCAGTACTTTCCTTTACAATAGATATAAATACAGATTTCTTAGTGGCCTTGGGCGTTTTATTACCCAAGGTTTTATGCTTTATTTAGATTGCTGTAGCACTTTTTACATAATCTTATAACTATTGTTTGTCTTTCATTTCGGCCTATTGATATTTGGATTAAATCTTTAGTTTCACCGCATGAATGACAAGTTAAATAAGAATCCTCAATATTTTCAAGTTTTATCATATCTAGCCCTTAGATTTAATAAAATCTACTATGCTTTCAGCAATTGGTAACAAATCATCCATTTTACCTGACATTTCATTTAACAGCTCTTCTTCTGTTACTGTTCCTAATAATTTAGGATTAAAGTGTACTCCAACTGTTCCATCTTGCTTAATTCCTACTGTAAACAATTCAAATTCCATATAATTTTACCTCCATCCTATAACTTTAATTTTATTATGAGATATAAATTTTTGTAGTTCTGCTTCTGTATTGAATTTATGATGTTTTGCCTTCCCATCAAAGTGATCCTTATATACTAAATTTAGTTTTTTATTCTTAGTCATATCTAAAAGTGATAACTGTTCTCCGAAATTTATTTTCTTTGGTATTTGATTTGTTCGATATGGTATATTACAATAATCTAGCAAAGAACCATATCCTAACTTATTGATAGCAAAATCATACATTTTAGGATCATCAATCTCCATCCTTTGAAATCTATTAGGCTGTTCTTGAAGATGTAATCCAAAACCGCATATAAAACAGCCGCTCCTTTTAGCTTTTGTAGTATCATAAGTTCCATCTTTTAATTGAATAATATCTCCATATATTTTACTTACAGGTAGATTGTTTTCAATGGTATATTTTAAAATATCTTGGTGAGTCCAAAATCCCAAAGGATTACTATTGCCACATTTTTTAAACGAATTGCAACCAGTTCCCAGGTAAGAACTTTGTCTTGTCATGCTATCTTCTGCTTTTGTTCCTACAAAGTAATGTATATCATTTTCTTTAGCATAATCCTTTTGTGGTTTTTCCTTTAAGTAATAACAACATTGTTCAGATATCTTAAAAGGACTATCAATAAATTTGAGCCACTTTTTGGATAATTTAAATCTTTTGCTTTCTCTACCACTGGAGGTTATCCCTGTAAGTGCTAAGTTTCTACTCTTAAGATTTTTTTCACTTGGGTTCTGCAATCTTCTCAGAGATTTAGCTATTTTTTTACTACCGATTGGATAACCAAACTTTTCAATAATCTCAACCTGGCTGTATTTAGGCTTTAGATATATTACATTTCCAAAAGTTTTCACAACTTCTCGGTTTTCTTTACATTCAATTGCAGCAATAGTTACAGCTCTTACGCTTGGATATAATTTTCTAACTTTATACAATAACACTGTACTGTCTAATCCGCCTGATACACTAACCGCAACATTATTTACTCCCCAATATTCAATCCATTCTTTGATTCTTAAATCAGTCTTCTTGTTTTTAGTTCCAAGGTCCAACGCTTGTAATGTTCTTAATTCCTTCAATGTTGGCATTTACTCTCACCTATTTAATTCAGATTGTCTAAATTAAATAGGAAAAGCTGGATTCCCATACATCCTTAACATTCAGTTACAGCATGGTTAAGTTCTTACACTTTGGGTATGCTTTTTACGGTTTTAACCCCTTATCCTTTTTGCATTTAAAATAATTGACTACCTTATTTCAAACTATACCAACCTCATAGAGAGGAATTGAAAGTAAATGCTCCGAACTATCTTAATGATAGTTTGCTACTCCCTATATATACACAACTTAGAATTTTGACATTAAGCAGTGCTCTATATGGATACTTTTTATTAAATTCATTTTGATACTCTATGAATTTAAATTTTGCTTCTACTTCATCTACGGCGTTTATAAATCTATAATCTTCTTTATTGTTTCTTCGCTTAGTTTTATAGTTAAACCTTATTTTATAATAATTTAACTTAATTACCGTATCTATAATTCTGTTTTTTATATCAATTACCGCAGCATTATTCTTTTCTTTATCATTGTAAAAATCCAGTTCTGAATTTTTAAGAATAAAATCTATATTTTTCAAGGTTTTTCACTCTCCAACTTTCTGGCTTCCACAGTTCCATTATCCCTAATAACATACTGCAGAATATCTCCTTTATGTAAACCTAAATGTTTCGCTACATCCATAGGAACTGTTGCAGTATATCCCGTTGTCGGTTTCTTTTGGACTTTTACTCTTAAACTCATTTCATCACCTCACCGTCTAATATATCATACAATAATTATACCATAATATTACACAGAATGTAAGTGATTTTTAAAAATTTGTGTAAAATATTATACATAAAATAATACTGTTTAATATTACAGACACCAAGATATTTCTTTATTCATCTTTTTGAATTTAACAAAAATAAAGAACGCATCCCGAAGGAC